AAAAGATCCATGTGAACAACTACTAAAGCATGGACCACAAAGTTTATTACAAAGCTATTGGGATGCCGAAACATGGTCACCCGCTGGTTTAGTAATGGGCGAAGCAATATGGGAACAGTTCCAGCAAAGACAAAGAACTAAGTCTAGACCTTATCCTAAATGCTTAACAGGTTTAAATGATAAACTTAAAGGCATTAGACAAGGTGAGATTACTTTGTTTACTAGTGGTACTGGTTCAGGTAAATCAACAATCGTTAAAGAAATCGTACTTGATTTATTACAAGATGAAGAAAACAAAATTGGTTTAATATCACTTGAAGAAAGTGTAGGTGATACAGCTGAGAAGTTTATTGAAATGACATTGAATCAAAAGCTAGATCATGATGATAACAATCTTTCTGAACTAGATTTACGTCAAGGTTTTGAATCAGTATTCGCAGATGAAAGATTAGTTTTGTTAGATCATCAAGGTTCTGTAGGTGATTCAACACTAACAGATAAGATAGAATATATGTGTCTAATGGGTTGTAAATACCTAGTACTAGATCATATAACTATAGCGGTATCAGAAGGCTCTGAAGGTTTATCTGGTAACGAAGCAATCGATAAAGTAATGAGTGACTTACTTAAGATTGTTAAGAAACATAATATATGGTTATGTTTAATCTCACACTTAAGAAAAGCTCCAGGTGGTGGTGCTTCATTCGAGGAAGGTAAGCTAGCCTCTATAGATGATATTAAAGGTAGTGGTTCTATCAAACAAATATCATTTGATATAGTAGCATTCGCTAGAAACCTAGTAGCTGATAACGCAACTGAACGTAATACAATTAAGTTTAGAGTATTGAAATCTAGATTTACAGGTCTTACTGGTTCAGCAGGTGCAGCTATATACAATACTAAAACCGGTAGACTAACATCTACTGATAATGTATTTATGGAGATCTAATGAGTAACTACACAAATGCAGTAACTAAACAAGCTAGATATGATAACTTGTATTTAAATATTGCTAAGGAAGTAAGTAACATGTCACACGATACCGACAATAAAGTTGGTGTCGTAGTTGTTAAAGATAATAATATACTTGCATTCGGATTTAATGGTATGCCTGCGGGTATGGATAATGAATGTAAAAATCCTAATGGTTCTACAAGAAAAGAAGTTATACATGCAGAAGCTAATGCATTATGTAAGTTAGCAAAGGGGACAGTAAGTTCAGAGGGTGCTACATTATATAGCACTCTCTCACCTTGCATTGAATGTGCTAAACTTATAATGCAAGCAGGTATAACAAGAGTTCTTTTCAGTGAAACATATACTGATGAAGCAGGTATATTATTACTATTAAATAATAACATAAAAGTAAAGGGCAATAAATGGAGGAACAACTTGGATACTTAAAGAAAAAGATTACTAAATCTAAAGCACATATTGCTTGTAATCTTTTGAAAGAAACTTCGTTAGAAGATTTAAAAGCGTACTTAGTATTTACTATGGACACTATCCAACAACACTTTGCTCGTAATAGTATGAGAGGAAACAAATCATACCAAGGTGAAGCTAACCTTACACATTTAAGTGTAGCAATTGGCACTCATATCTTAACAGAAATAAAGTATTCTAATAAGGATGATGCACCTTGGGACTGGTTTAAACTTCGAGTTATGATGGGTGATTTATTCTTAGAACCTTTCTATCAAACACATCAAATTAATATAGGTAAAACCAGGGATAATACATTTATTCCAGTGGAATCTTTAGACCGTAGTTTAAAGAGAAGCCGTGCGCATTACATAGTAATACCAGAGAAGTGGGATTTACTTGTGCCAGAAGGTAGTATGGATTTATTAAAAGGAACTGTATTTGAAAAGCCAGAACCTATTAATTCTTTAATGCAACCTACTGAACGACCTGTAATAAAAGGATGGACACATGATAGAAGTAAAGAGTTTAAACCTTATCTAGCAAACAGCTTTATTAAAAGCATGAATGTGTTACAGCAAACTGAATGGAAAGTTAATAATAAAGTTCGTAATATTTTAAATCGTAATCGAAATAAAATACTAGATCAATACAAAGACTTTCCTAAGAAATATAAATCAAAGATAATAGAATTTGATTTAACTATGGCACGATCTAAACTAATAGGTGACAAAACATTTTATCAATATGTTGAAGCAGATTATCGTGGTAGAATATATTATACTACACCATTCCTAAACTTTCAGGGTAACGATATAGCAAGAGGTCAAATGCTTTTTGCTAAAGGTAAACCTATGACTGATGCAGGATTAAGAAGATTAAAGATTCATATAGCAGTATGTTATAATGAAACTTATCATAAAAATAGTTTGCCTAACTGGTTAACAACAGATTATAAACCTTACTTAAAAGACGAAGAGTTAGATGATATATCTGTAGATAAAATGACGTTAGAAGATCGTGAAGCATGGACCGATAATAATATTGATAGACTATTAGAGATAGCTAACAAAGAAATTATAGATCCTAATGCAGAAAAACCTATTAGCTTGCTAGCTAGTGTATTAGAAATTAAAGATGCACTCGAGCAAGAAGAATATATTACTTATCTTCCAATACCAATTGATGG